CCAACATATTATCAAGGTCTTGATAACTTTAAAAACTTTAACTCAGCAGTTGGTCAAGAGTGGGCATTGTCAAGAGGATGGACAGGTAAAGGATCCACAATTGGTATATTAGATAGTGGAGTTGATATTGATCACCCAGAACTAGTTGGCAAAGTTAAGTATCAATGGGAACCAGGTTATGACAATGGAATTGAAGATTCAGTAGGTCACGGTACTCATGTAGCATCAATTGCGGCTGGTAACATGGGCGGAGATGTTATGGGTATAGCACCAGATGCTAACCTAGCTATTGTTAAAATTACTGACTCATGGTCAGCTTCAATGAGCTTTGCAAAACAAGGTATTACATATCTTAAGAATAATACAGACGCAGTAGTAGCCAACTTATCAGCAAATACAAACTATCATTCATCCTACACAAGTTCAATTACTAATCGAGGTAATGGTGTGTTTACTAGTAACCATGAACACTATGGCGGAACTAACTATTATAATATGGAAACTCCAGAGTCTTGGGGTAGTGCTATGTCAGGTAGTGAAATAGTATTAACTATATCAGCAGGTAATCAATCAAACGATTATGTACAGAATCCTGCGACATTTGCAGTAGCAACAGATAGTTCAGGTAACTTGGTTATGGACGGTCGTGCAATAGTTGTTAGTGCATGGAATACTTCTACTAACACTATTGATGGTGCAAAGTCAGGACATATTTGTAAAAACTATAGTGGCAGTGAATGTTTAGACACTTATAGAACTTCAGACTTTTATATATTAGCACCAGGCAGTAATATGTATGGTGCATACAAAGATGGTACTTATAAAGCATTGAGTGGTACATCACAAGCGGCTCCTGTAGTTGCTGGTGCAGTAGCAGTTATACATCAAATGTGGCCATACATGAAAGGTGAAAACATTGTTCAAGTGTTATTAGATACTGCTGACAAAACTATAGTAGGTTACAATGTTAACACACACGGTCAAGGCTTGTTAGATCTTAAGAGAGCTACTGAACCAATTGGTAGTTTAGGTATATCAATGACAGGTAGAACAGGATCCACTACACCACTATCGGGTGGTATTGCCGTAGCAGGTATTAGTGATATAACAGAACTGTCAAGTGTTAAAGTAGTTGATGAAATAGGTCGTGACTACACAGTTGATTTGAGTTCATCAACACTAGATCTTAAGGAAGGTAGCTCAAATTTAATTCCTGTATATCAATTAGATCACTCAGTGGGTAGTTCATGGTCAAGTAAGTTTGTAGGAGGAGAAGGTGCAAACTATAAAGGTTGGTATCTTAATGCTTATCAACAAGACTTAGGTGATGATACATTTGATGCAATATCAGTTGGGTTTGACAGTTCAGCTCTGGCAATAAGAGATCAGTACACTGGAAAAATTATGAATCCAAGTAACTGGACAGAAAGATTTACTTACACAAAAAGTTACGGATCACCTTTTATGAGCTTCAGTGGTATGTGGGGGCAAGTTAATTCAACAGACACATTTGAGTATTCAACAATGTATAAGCCAGACAATTGGTATGCACAACTAGGTATTATGTATTCTATAACAGACTTTGATAGCGGACTAGTTGAAGATGTTGATAATATTACTTCAATGTATGGTGTTGCTGGTTGGGCTAACGATAACTTAAACTTATATGTAGGTGTTAAGCCTACTGTGATAGATGGTGAGTTAGATTTAAGAATACCAACATCAGTTAGTAGCACAGGTGTTATGTCATATACTAATGCCAAAGCAGACATGACAGGTGAGCCTGTTAGTTATGTAGGTGCTCAGTATAACTTAACCAACTCAGAAGATAAATTTGGTAATGTACACAATTTAAGACTTAATGGTGCTGTTGATCAAGAAGGTGACGCATTAGTTGGTGCATTTTACGAGTTTACTTTTTAATGATATTTGATAAAGTAAAACAACTTAAAGACCAAGGGTTGAAGATAGGCATCACTTTCTCAACCTTTGACCTATTACACGCTGGGCATGTTGCTATGTTAAGCGAATGTAAAAATCACTGTGATTACTTGATAGCAGGATTGCAAACAGATCCTACACTAGACAGAGCAAACAAAAACAGTCCTATACAGTCAATAGTAGAAAGACAGATACAGTTAGGATGTAATCGCTTTGTTGATGAAATTGTGGTATACCAAACAGAAAAAGATTTAGAAGATATCTTGCTTTCTATGCCAATAGATGTTAGAATATTAGGAGTAGAGTATAAAGATAAAGACTTTACTGGTAAAGATATTTGTATTAAAAGGGGAATTGAATTAGTATATAATGGCCGCGATCATTCATTTAGTTCAAGTTCATTACGTAAACGAGTGGCAGAAGCGGAGAAAAAATAATGGCATATGATGCAAAAGCAGTAAAAATATCAACTGAATTAAAAGTAATGGCGGCAAGCTTTCCTACTAAAGCACAAGGAAGGGCTTTTATTAAAAGATTTGTTGCAATTAAAGAAGGAGAGTATAATAATTACCAAGCAAAGAAAAACCGTGGTAAATAGAGTACTCAAAGACGCCTCCAGACAGTCATCCGTCTCAAAACATTCTGCCTGTCATCTGATTAACTCAATGGAGAGAAGAGATGACACACATCATCGATAAAGCATTTGAATTCTGTTATGGACACAGGGTTCACACACAGACACTAAACGGTGAATACGCCGCTGATCTTAAATGTGCTTGTAGACATTTACATGGTCATGAAGGACGCATGACTGTTCACCTGACAGCAGACAAACTGGATGCAACTGGCATGGTAACAGACTTTAGACACTTAGAGTGGTTAAAGAAATGGATCAATGAATATATTGATCATCAGTTTGTGCTAGACAAGAATGATCCACTATATAATCAAATGATTGGTGATCGTAAATTAATTCCAGTTATATTACCTGGTGTAAATCACGTAACAGGTTGGCATTTAGATCTTAGCGATTTAGATCCTAACACACCAGAATATGAATACTATGAGGGTTTCATGATTGTAGACTTTGTGCCTACATCAGAAAACTTATCAAGTTGGATGGCTGAACTTGTAGAAATCAAGATGAAGAAACTTGGTGTTAGAGTTCAACGTGTTGAATGGTATGAAACACCCAAGTCAAGATCAGTTTATATAAATGACGTTCCTCGTTGGGAGAAATATGGCAATGACTAAGAAAGCGTTTTACAGTTGGCAACAAGTTGAAGAAATGACACAGGATATTATTAGACAACTTCACGTAGATCAACAAAGTTTTGATTGTGTAGTTGGGCTCACAAGGGGCGGTTTAACGCCCGCTGTGCTGGTTTCGCAGTATCTAGATATACCAATGCACGCCGTAAAAGTAAGCTTACGTGACCATGTAGGTGAAGATAATCTCAATGCACTCAAAGAAGAAATTGGTATTAATAAAGGCAAACGAGTGTTAGTGATAGATGATATCAATGACACTGGTGCTACTATATCTGCTATCAAAGACGTATGGGGAACTGACGCAGTAACCTATGCAGTATTAATTAACAATGAAGCTAGCACTGAAGAAGTTGATTATTCAAGTCTTGATATTAATAAACTTGAAGAAAATGTTTGGCAAGTGTTTCCTTGGGAGGACTGGTGGCAGTAGAACAAAAAGCTTTAGCTGAACTTTGTAATAGGATGATAACTCCCACTAAACGTATCAGCGTTTTGATTCCTACGAGAAAACGACCTAAGATGATGTTTGATGCTCTTAAAAGCTTATGGAAGACTGTGAGCAAGGAAGGAAGTGTTGAGTATCTCATAGCACTAGACGATGACGATCAGGAGAGCATAGACTACTTCAAAAAGACAATCATACCCTACATGGACAAGAAAAAGATAGACTATGGGGTCTATGTCGTTCCAAGATGGGGATATGAGCGACTAAATGAATATCTAAACTATTTGGCTTCAAAGGCCAGTGGTGCTTGGTACCTGTTCTTTAATGATGACGCTAGGATGAAATCCAAAGATTGGGATAAAACTATATGCAAACATACGGGTAAATTCCGCATACTACGAGTCAAAGACAACATGGAACACCCATACGCAATATTTCCAATTATACCGCATGAGTTCTATGTGTTGACCGGAACTATCAGTCCACAGCAAATGACTGATGCTTGGGTAAGTCAAGTTGCGTATCTTTGTGACATTATGGAAAACGAATATGATATTGAAATATTTCACGACAGGCATGATATCACCGGTAATCCAGAAACCAACGATGAAACATTTAAAAATAGGCCACAACTAGAAGGCAATCCTGAAAATCCAATGGACCTAAATAGCCCGCAAATGATTCAAAGACGCTACACTGACTGTGCTAAGATCATGTGGCATCTTAAACTAAAGGGAGATTACAACACTCATTTTGAGAAGTTATTATCAGGTAAAGGCCCAGCCTGGGACAAGCTAGAAGCAAATGATCCACACAAAGTAACTGCAAGAACATGACACGATCAGAAAACAGCTTAACGAGTAAGATCAAAAGCTATTGGGACCATCAGCCCTGTGGCATTAAAAAAGGTAATGGAGAGATTGGTACACTGGAATATTTTGAATCCGGTAGTCGTACACGCTATGAAGTAGAACCCCATGTCATGGACTTTGCTGGATTTCATGAATGGCGAGGCAAGCGTGTATTAGAGATAGGTTGCGGTATGGGGTGGGACGCAGTACAGTTTGCCAAACATGGTGCTGACTATACAGGCATAGACATAAGCAAAAAATCAATAGAATTAGCCAAAAAGCAGTTTAAAGTCTATGGCCTACACGGTGACCTTAGGGTTATAAACATGGCTGATCCAGAGGAAATTAAACAGCTTGAGGGCGATTATGATCTAGTGTACAGCATGGGAGTGATACATCACTTTCCCAACATAGAACAGATCATCAGAAATATACATGGGTTAGTGGCACCGGGCGGTGAGTTCCGCTTCATGGTCTATGCCAAGAATTCATGGAAGTATGCTATGATCAGAAAAGGGTTAGATCAGTTTGAGGCACAGGCAGATTGCCCATTTGCACAGGCATACACATCAACAGAACTGTATGACCTTCTGGAAAACAGTTTTGAAATATTAAGGTTGCGTCAAGCACACTGTTTCATGTATAATATAGATATGTATAAGCAAGGTAAACTTGAATTAGAACCTTGGTTTGAAGCTATGCCAGAACTCATGCGTGATGCAGTTAAAGAGTATCTAGGATGGCACTTACTAATTAAAGCAAGGAAAATATAATGAGTACAGGTCTAATAGTTTTTGGTTTATGGATAATATTTTGTGCAGTATTAGTAGTTGTTATTCTCTGGGTAGTTGACCATATGGTTGAGGTCGTCGATGATGAAGAATGCCCTTTAGGAAAAGACTGTAACTTTGAAAAGAAAGTTGAAGAAAATAAAGACGACTATGAACACACTAAAGAATATTATGATCGAGATAGGAATAGATAATTGAAAAAACTTAAAGTAGCAGAAATATTTTATAGTTTACAAGGTGAAGGTAAATGGGCAGGTGTGCCTAGTGTATTCTTAAGAACTTTTGGTTGTAACTTTCAATGTAGAGGGTTTGGTTTACCTAAAGGTGAATCTACTACAGTTCCTGAGGAAATAGCTGAAAAGGTAGATCAGTTTAAGATATATGAGGAACTGCCTTTAGCGGCAACAGGTTGTGATAGTTATGCGTCATGGCATCCAAAGTTTAAGCACTTATCTCCAGTATTAGAAACAACGGCTGTTAATCAACGAATGGAAGAACTTATTCCAGGAGGTCGTTGGGATAATGATTCACAGCAAGATGTACACTTAGTAATTACAGGTGGTGAACCGTTATTGGGTTGGCAACGTAGCTATCCAGAACTGCTTGAACAAGCTATGGAAAAAGGATTACACAACATAACATTTGAAACTAACGGTACACAAGAGATAGCACCAGAGTTTGAACAATGGGTTTACAATGTATGGCATGGTCTGAGACTATGGGATCAACTAACATTCTCAGTGAGTGCTAAACTGCCATGTTCAGGTGAGAAGTGGGAAGAAGCAATTAAACCTGACATTGTTGTTAACTATGAAAAACTAGGTTATACATATCTTAAGTTTGTAGTGTCAACTGAAGATGACGTTGAAGATGTTGATCGTGCAGTAAAAGAATACAGAGATGCAGGATTTCAAGGACCAGTATACTTAATGCCTATAGGTGGATTACCAGAAGACTATCATCTTAATACTGAACAAGTAGCAGAATTATCAATGAAAAAAGCATATAGGTATTCACCTAGACTACAAGTAGACATTTGGCGTAATGCCTGGGGAACATAATTGGACAAATATATATTTACAAGTGAATCAGTATCAGACGGACATCCAGATAAAGTAGCAGATCAAATATCTGATGCCTTAGTAGATGCTGGGTTAGAACTAGGTGATCGCACAACAAGAGTAGCGATTGAAACATTAGTAGCAACAAATCACGTAACACTAGCTGGTGAAGTTAAAAACTTTAATGTCGTTGATGCCAATCAAATAGTTAGAGATACTGTTAAGAAGATTGGATACGAACAAGAAGGATTCCATTGGAATACACTAGAAATAGACAATCATATACATAGCCAATCAGCTGACATTGCCTTAGGTACAGACGATTTTGGGGCAGGTGATCAAGGTATTATGTTTGGATATGCTAATAGAGACAACGAAGCATACTTGCCTGCACCTATATATTACAGTCACCAGATACTTAAACAACTAAAACAAGCAAGACAAAACAATGATATATTGTTGCCAGATGCTAAAAGTCAAGTCAGTGTTGAATATATAGGTGATCAAATACAGCGTATCGACCAAGTGGTAATAAGCACTCAACACACTGAAGGAGATTGTGATCAAGCTAGAAAAATATCACAAGATGTGGCACTGTCAGTGTTAGGGCATCTAGTAGATGATGATACTGTATGGCATCTCAATCCTACTGGTAACTTTGTAGTAGGTGGTCCAGATGGAGATTCAGGACTAACAGGTAGAAAAATTATCGTAGATACTTATGGTGGATGGGCTCCACATGGTGGTGGTGCATTTAGTGGCAAGGATCCAACTAAAGTAGATCGTTCAGCGGCCTATATGGCCCGTTGGCTAGCAAAAAATGTAGTAGCTAGTGAAATGGCTGACTGGTGTCAAATACAGTTAAGTTATGCTATTGGTGTTAAAGAACCTACATCAATATATGTAGAATCAAATGGGCATAATCGTTCTATAGAAAAGTTTATTAGATCTAATATTGATTTAACACCGTTAGGAATCATTGACAGATTTGATTTATTCAACTATAATAACTATCGTGAGAACTGTGTTTACGGACACTTTGGTAATAAAAACGTACCCTGGGAGAAAATAGGATGGGAATAACAGATAAACTTAAAAGCATGTTAGGCCAGAAAGAACAGCCTAAGAAAGGTAAAAAGAAATTATCAGCTAAAGAATTAGCAGATAAAAATAAAGAACCATACATTAATATAGTAAGTATGGATGTTGATCCAGAAAATTTAAATGACGGAGCATTTGAACTTGATTGGAATGATATTTTTATTGCTAGATTAATAAAGGCAGGGTATCAAGGAAAAACTGATCAAGCTCTAGTAGATCAATGGTTTCAAAATATCTGTCGAAACGTAGTAATGGAAACATATGAGCAGGAACAAGCAATGAATCCTGGGATGAAAACTAACAAGCGTGACTTAGGTGACGGTAAATCGGAGATATCATAATGGACTTATCATTTATTACAGCAGATTTCTTAAACAACATATCATGGTGGGACGGTATCATTTATATCATAATGGCACTGGTTGTATACGCACTTATCAGATGGATTAACAAAAAGATATGAAACTAGAAGACACACCTTGGTTCGAATCAACACCAGTAATGGACCATCCATTATTTTTAGTATTTGAAGACAAGTATCCTGTAACTAAAGGACACTTGCTATTTGTTCCTAAACAAGACGACCCAATGCACAGAAAAGCCTGCTTTGAAGAAGCATATGATTGGGGATTAGATCTATATCAAAAAGACTTAGGCGGTGGCTACACTGAAGTTAAATGAAAAACTTATGGCAACGCTACAAGGCACACGATAAGAAAGTAAAAGAAGCACAAGCAAACTTCAAAGTGTCTGACATTGAAAACAAATACGTTAGAGCATTTATGTGGATATTCATGCTTAAATTTGCGTGGGATATTACTACGCTATTTGAGAAGTATCTACCTATGCCAACAGTATACAAAGTATTAGGTCTAGGTTGGACAAAACTAGGCTATTATGTATTTCGATTATTATGGTTTATATTTGTTGTCCTAGTTTTGTACAACGTACTAGGTCAAGAAGCTTTTGATAAGTTAATTAACGAATTGTGAGAATATTATGAAACTAGAAGATACTCCTTGGTTTGAATCAAAACCGCTAATGGATCATCCATTATTTTTAGTATTTGAAGACAAATATCCTGTAACCAAAGGCCACTTATTGTTTGTTCCTAAACAAGACGACCCGATGCACAGAAAAGCCTGCTTTGAAGAAGCATATGATTGGGGATTAGATCTATATCAAAAAGGTTATTGCACTGGTTTTAATATAGGTCAAAACGTAGGCGAGTCAGCAGGACAAACAGTAATGTATCCTCATGTACATATGATTCCACGCACAGACGGCGATTGTGCAGATCCTAGAGGCGGTGTACGTGGTGTTATTGCAGAAAAACAGAAGTACTAGATGATACTACTAATTAATGGCGACAGCCACACAGCAGGTGCTGAAGCAGTTAATCAACACAGCTTTGCCTATGATGATCCTAAGTATGTAAACATGCACCGTAGTCCTCATCCAGACAATCTAAAAGCGAGTTGGGGTATAAAGTTAAGTAAGATGTTATCAGCTACACCACACGTATTGGCAGAGTCAGCAAGTTCAAATAAACGTATTCTACGCACTACTAGACAGTTCCTCAATGAGAAGTGGGACGGCAATGATGATATATTGGTAGTGATTCAATGGTCAACTTGGGAACGACAAGAGTGGGAGATCGATGGAGAATGGTTCCAAGTTAATGCATCAGGCATTGATCATGTGCCAGACAGTCATAAGAAAAAATATAAAGAATTCGTAGCTAATGTTGACTGGCAAGAATGTACTCGTCATTGGCACAATGAAATATGGAAATTCCATAATGAGTTAACTGATAAAAACATACCTCATGTTTTCTTTAACGGTAATACAGACTTTGCACAAATAAGAGATCAAAAAGATTGGGGAGCAAGTTATATTGGTCCCTATGACAGTAAACTAACATATCATAACCAATTACAAGAACTTGGATTCCAGACAGTAACCAAAGACAGCTATCATTATGACGAAAAAGCTCACAGTGAATGGAGTAAAGTTATGGTACGGTACATTATTGACAATAAACTCGTTTGATCGTATAATACTAGTATGAGATACTTATTAGTAGACACAGCAAACACATTCTTTCGTGCTAGACATTCAGCATTTAGAGCAAGCGATACCTGGGAAAAAGTAGGCTTTGCACTTCATGTTACTCTAGCAAGCATAAACAAAGTACACAGAGACCAAAAAGCAGATCATGTTATATTCTGTTTAGAAGGACGCTCATGGCGTAAAGACTTTTATGAGCCCTACAAAAAGAATAGAACTGTAGCAAGACAAGCACTAACTGACAAAGAAGCAGAAGAAGATAAAGCATTCTGGGAAAGCTTTGATGCTATGAATACTTTTATTAAAGAAGGTACAAACTGTACAACATTACAGCACAAAGAGCTTGAAGCAGATGATTTGATAGCAGGTTGGATCCAGAGTCATCCCAATGATGAACACATTATTGTAAGTTCAGACACAGACTTTTATCAACTGCTAGCAGAAAATGTAAAACAGTATAATGGTATCACAGATGAGCTACACACACTTGAAGGTATCTTTGATAAAAAAGGTAATCGTGTGCTAGATAAGAAAACTAAAGAGCCTAAGGTAGTACCAGATCCTGAATGGATACTGTTTGAGAAATGTATGCGTGGTGATGCTACAGATAATGTATTCTCTGCTTATCCAGGTGTACGTAAAAAAGGTACACGTAACAAAGTTGGATTAGTTGAAGCTTTTGAAGATAAAAAGAAAAAAGGTTACAACTGGAATAATATGATGTTACAGCGTTGGGTTGATCACAATGAAGAAGAACATCGAGTGTTAGATGATTATGAACGTAATTGTATTCTAGTAGACTTGACAAAACAGCCAGATGACATTAAAGTTAAGATGGCACAAACTATTGCTGAAGGGTCTAAAGCAAAACAGGTTCCAATGGTAGGAGCTAAGTTCTTAAAGTTTTGTGGTAAATATGATTTAGTAAAACTAAGCGATAACGCTAACACAATGGTTGACTGGATGAACGCCAGTTACCCAGAGAAAGGGTAATGGACAACTACAACGAAGAACAATTTAAAATTGATTTTCCTAAGACAGAAATTGGAAAAAGACTATTAGCTGAAACACCAAGATGGATGACTACTAGGTATTCACCCGTTGACTATGATGCTCAACCACGTGACACCATACTAACTTTACGTGTTGCTCCATTTTTTTATATACTGAAGTTATTGGAAAAGAATCCTAAACAAATAGCAGACATTGGGTGTGGCTCAAACTTTTTTAAAAATTTTATTCCTGAGATACACGGAAATGATCCAGTAGAGAATCCTAATGTTGATCAGGTTGATTATTTTGACGAGGACTTTAGTATTGGACACACAAACAAATTTGATTGTGCTATGGCTATCAATTCTCTACATTTTATTTCATTGACTGACATTACTAAACAACTTAATAATTTTTCTAATATCATTAAACCTGGTGGTAGAGGCTTTATTACATTTAACGTTAAAAGAATGATAGAAGTAACCAAACCAAGTGAACTGATCCCGAATGAACAGTTATCATCACATATCAAACAACAAGTTGATCTAGCATTATCAAATGTGTTAGCATATGATGATTATATTTTTCAACAACCAGATGTAGTAGATGATTTCTATCTGAACGGGCACATTAGAATAGTATTTGAAAAGGAGAAGTGATATGGCAGTAACAGCAAAAGGTATTGTTAAAAATAAGTTTTGGGTTCTAATTGAAAACAAACAACGTATAGGAGAAATATCAGCTAACCGTGTCGGTAGAGGTTATTCAATTACATTTCACGGTGCCCGAGAAAATGTTGATACTGTTAACGATCTTAAAATTGGCAGAAAGAAGATTAGATTTGTTGATCCTCCTAAACGCGAATTTGTAGAAAGAGATCAAGTACACGGTTATCCTACAGACGCTGAACCATTTAATGGTGTATGGGACCTATCGCATAAGGCGCCTATATACACTAAAGAAGACAATAGCAAGAGTTGGTTCTGTGCTGGATGGTTTTTAATTAAAAAAGGACGTAACTGGAAACAAGAGTTTTGTCCAAAGTTAATTACCATTGAACGGTATGATCATCGAGGTCCTTATCAATCACCGTCAGATCTACTTAAAGTTAAAGCATAATGCAACATATCAAACGCTTTATAGATCGTTTAAATGACCTACAAGTAACTAACAGTAAAGATTTTACTATGAGTATGCACGAAGCAAGATTATTGCATGCAGACATCACAAAGTTGCTAATAGACACTAATCAAGAAACAGCAACCACAGCTAACGACGTAATCAACGTTGAAATAAAAGGCGATTCATTTTAAACTACGTAGTTTTTAACTAAATACTAGCAGTTAATTATTAGGTATTATTATAAACATGAGTCGTCCAAGACCTCAAGTATTGGTTGAGATAACCAACAAAGAAACATATAAAACCGAGCAAGTACTTGCAAGTGATGGAATATGGGCAGTATATTTTGAAGATCGCCCTATTAATTTAAAAACCAGCAACTATCTTGTTCAGTACCCTGGACCTAAATATAAAAAAGTATCATTTAGTAATCCTGGTCACGCTATTAATCTAGCAAAAAAACTCAATGAGCAATTCCAAACAGATGGGTTCTCTGTTGTATTACTAGACAAAGGAAAAGTAATATATCCTGAGAGTGGAAAGAAAAAAACTAAATCTAACTAAGCAAATACTTGCTACCATCAACAAACCACTAGCATTAGAAATTGCATTAGCAACCTGGTGGACTAATATACAAGACACTGGTGGTATGGGATTAACAGAACATGGATTTGCACTATTCACACAACAGTTAGATATCAAATCATACGAGTGGGATATAGAAGCCAACTCAGTATTGGGCAATCGTGTAGTATTAGCTCTTGACAGGAAAATGGAATTTCCGTATTATATAAAAAGGGCACGAAGTAAAAAAACAAAAGGTAAGTTATATTTGTTTGGAGAACGAGATGCTGTTCTCATTAACCTTTGTGGTAGTTTAGAAAAGTTTGTAGAGAATACATTAGTATAGCCCTTATAGCTCAGTTGGTAGAGCAACGCACTTCCCGTGTTCGAGTCATGGTGAGGGCACCAAAATTATGAAACAAGGAGAATATAAATGGCAGGAGCAAAAGTACACCCAGGTCAACGTAAAGCGGATCCAGAGAAAACTTGTAACGGTAAAGCAAGAATTAAAGGATGGACAAAAGCAAGATTAGAAGAAGCAATAGAAAAAGCGTCACGTAACAAAGAGAAAGCAAGATACAGAACTGAGATACAAAGACGCTTTACAGTATAGCAATCAACCCATAAGTATCAATAGCTGTTAGTAGAGCATAGTTTGCTAGCAGACCAAAACTACCACGACTAATGGCGGCCCAAGAGTATAACGAACAACCTATTACCCAAAGTAGATATATTATCAATAGAGGAGGATTAGGGACAGTGGCCGCCATAATCACGCTTGCTGATATACTTAATATCCAAGCAACAACTTCAACTACAAATCTAACTGGATGAGATTTATAATCTTTATTAATAAACTTAACAACTTTACCTATTGGAATCATGCTATTACTTATTTGAAATAAAGGTTGACATTTATTACTATCGACCATATAATAACTCCATGCTTAGAAATTTAAAGTATACGATTACATTTATGCACCCTTCGTCTATCGGTTAGGACACGGCCCTTTCACGGCCGGGAGAGGAGTTCGATTCTCCTAGGGTGTACCAATTTTAAGGAGATATCATGGTTTGGAATGCAAAGAAAAGTTTCACAGTTGAAGTTGAAACAGAACAAAAGTTTCCTGGCGGCAAATATGCAATGGTAATAACAGCTGGTAAAAGAGCTCATGATCTACAAAAAGGAGCCACCCCTTTGATTCCAGGATTAGAATCACACAAACCTACTGTAGTGGCACTAATGGAAATTGACGCAGGGCTAATCACTTCAGATTATCCAGACGATCACGTTGAGCCTAAAACTAAAGAAGAAGAGGTACAATTCAATGGTCAATGATGAGTTAGATCGCAGTAATGAAACAATGTCTGAAGAGGACATGGGACAACTTCATTCTATTCACAATAATATGAATCATATAGCTAAAGTTGCTCGTGAATTAGAAGAACAAGCAAAAAGACCTAGTGCAAAAGAATGTCAAGAGTGTGGCGAAGATATTCCTGAAGCTAGACGTTTAGCAGTTAAAGGTGTACAGTTATGTGCTCCTTGTCAAGAATATCTAGAACTTAAAAGTCAACATTTCCAAAAATAATTGGTAGTTTTGGTTGACCAAAAAATCCAAAATTGCTATAATAGTAGTAATAAATAAGGAAACAGACATTTTTAATTTTTAGGGGTAGAGATTATGAATAACAAACAATTTGATGCATTAGAAGCTGGTACTAAAGTTTTAATCAAAGCATGGGATCATAATGTAAGTGATCAAGTTGAAACTGTTGCTACATATAACGGTTGGTGTGATCATCCAGATTGGGGTACTGCTGTTAATGTTAGCTACGAAAATGTTGACTGTCATCAGGATAGTTTGTTTTCAAATGAAAGAGAAACAGAAACAGATATTCCTGTGTCACAATTCCAAAAAAATGTTCTTGAAGTTATGGAGGTAGCGTAATGGATATAACAAACGCAGTAAGAATAATGTATGATATCAGTCGTCAAGTTATGCCAGCTGATGGCAGTTTAGCACGTGACATACAGATATGTGCTGAACAACTAAGAATGAAAAAAGATTTTTCAGACGAAGTGGAGGGTTAGACAATGATAGACACACTAGTTAAAAGATACATAGCAGGGCTTGAAAGAGATTGGAACAAACACGGTACATCATTAACTAAAACTTGGGTAACTAATGAAGGTAGAAAGTATATTAAAATATCTTCAGGTTACAATGAAGACGGTGAAGTTGTATCACAGAGTGTTAACGCTTTTATTGATAAAAACACTGGTGATGTGTTTATGCCAGCAAGTTGGAACGCACCAGCAAAAGGTGTGAGGTATAACTTATTTGACGATATAGATTACCTTGAAAATAATTGTGGTTCGGGTCATTTATATATGAAATAAATGAATATTTTGGTTGACTTTTGGTTATTTTGGTTGTATACTGTAAGTAAGACAATTAGATAAAGGGGCAGACAATGGGATTAGATATGACAGCTTATGCAATAGATCCAACAGCAGATAAAACTCAAGAGCCTACAAAACTTGCAGAGTGGAGAAAGCATCCTAACTTGCATGGTTGGATGGAACAGTTATATCGTGCTAAGGGTGGTACTGAAGAATCTTTTAATTGTGTTGAAGTTGAATTAACTGAAAAAGATCTTGATGATTTGTTTGAAGCTGTTGTTCTAAACAGACTTCCTGATACCACTGGCTTCTTTTATGGTGGTGATGCAGATGACTTTTACAAACAGAACGACAAGTTCTTTGTTAAAGATGCCTTAGAAGCAATATCCAAAGGTATGAAAGTCTTTTACAGCAGTTGGTGGTAGTCCGAAAAGCGGCACAATTTTTTAAAATAAGGAGACAATATGTTTAATTTTTTATTAGGTATGTTTGCAGGTATGTTATTAATGGATTTATTATGGGCCTGGAAGATTGGTTTAGTTGAAAAAGTTATACAATACGTTAGTATCAAATGGAAACTTTTTCGAGCAAGGTCGCTTTAATGAGTTCCAACTATCACCAAGAAGAGATTAAATTTAGTTTTGCTGAAACAACCGACAGTGCATTTAGATTATGGATTAATGAGAAATGGTTTGAATACCGAGAAGAATGTCTAGAATGGGAAGGTAAAATGCCAAAAGGTAGCCCAAAAGATTACTTCAACAAGTATAAATGGTTTTTGAAAGAAAAGTATAAACAGGAGAATAAGTTATGAATGAAGCAGTGGTAACTTTAATGTTAATAACATCCACAGGATTCTATCCAGGCCCTCAATATGATACCTTTGAAGAATGTGAGGCTCTAAGTGGTGAGATTACACATTTTACAACATTCTGTCACTATAAGGAAACAACCAACATATCAGATTACAGTGATCAACTCAGTCAGTTCCTTAAAGAATTTAGAAAGCAGTTAGATGAAACTAAAGAAGAAAATAACAAAGAAGCAGTACCTTCAATATAAGGCATGGTCTTATGTAGTTGTCATTCTACTTATTATGTTAAGTGGATATTCAACATATCAACAGTGGCTTAATCCTTTAGGTCTAGAAATAGAAAAAAATCCAAAACAACACAACGGCAGTCAAGAATTTCAAAGACCTATAGAGTTTGAAAGCACAGTAGAACCAGCACCAGATAAAGATGGTACTACAAGATACTTAGGCCCTAATGAACTTGAAGCACTTGACGGATTAACTACAGAAAGTGAAGACTTTGTTATGTCACCCGAAGATCAAAAAGTATTTGAAGAACTTAGACAAAAAGAAGATTATCAAGAAGACATAATAGTGGTTGACTAGTAAATCACATTATTATATAATGTTTGTAAGTTAGAAATTTATTAATAACACGGGGGTGTAAAAAATGTCAGATACAAGAACTATAACATCACAAGATGCTAGAACAGGACTTAGAAAATGTTTTGAAAAACAACGTCCTGTATTCCTTTGGGGTCCTCCAGGTATAGGTAAATCAGAATTAGTAGCAGATATTGCTCAAGACATGAAAGGTCATATGATTGATCTACGTTTAGGTCAAATGGATCCAACAGACATCAGAGGTATTCCTTTTTATAATAAAGAAAACGGATTAATGGATTGGGCTCCTCCAATTGATTTACCTAGTGAAGAACTTGCTAAAGAATATCCAGTTGTTGTATTGTTCTTAGATGAAATGAATTCAGCGGCACCTGCTGTACAGGCCGCGGCATATCAATTAATATTAAACAGACGTGTTGGTAAGTATCATTTACCAGACAATGTTGTTATGGTAGCCGCAGGTAACAGAGAGTCAGATAAAGGTGTTACTTACAGAATGCCTACTCCACTTGCTAATAGATTTATTCATTTAGAAATGAGAGTTGATTTTGAAAGCTGGGAAGAATGGGCTGTTAAAAACAAAATACATAAAGACGTTATCGGTTATCTTGCATATAGTAAACAAGATTTATACGATTTCGATCCTAAGAGTTCGAGTAGGGCGTTCGCTACCCCCCGTTCGTGGACTTTTGTCTCAGAGTTACTTGAAGACGAAGATTCCGACAAGAACGTTCTACTCAACCTAATAGCAGGTAGTGTTGGAGAAGGCCTGGCTGTTAAGTTTATGGCACACAGAAAAGTAGCTGGACAAATGCCTAATCCAGAAGACATACTAGAAGGCAAAGTTAAAGAGTTAGAAATTAAAGATATATCAGCTATGTATTCGTTGGTAGTGTCCATGTGTTATGAACTTAAAGAGCGACAAGAAAACAATGTCAAAGAAGATAAATGGCTTAAAAATCTTGACTGCTTCTTTGAATATATGATGAAAAACTTTGAAACAGAAATTGTAGTTATGGGTGCTAGAACAGCTCTTACTACATATGACTTAAAGTTTAGTCCAACTAAACTTAAGAGCTTTGACAAGTTTCATGATAAGTATGGAAAGTATATATTAAAAGCCAGTCGTTAAAATGCGTACATTTAAAGTCAGAAGAACATCAGTGCAATGGAATGCACATCCAGACTTCCTCTACTGTGTTGAATTTGATCGTATAAGTTATCAACAAGCAGTAGAGGATTTTGCTGAAGCTGTTAGTTGGTGTTGGGCATCATTTGGTAACTCAATAGACTTACAAAGTTGGTTAAGACTAAAGAAAAGAGAGAGATCTAATCAATTTTGGTGTTGGGATAATCAAAACACCGTACACCCTAATAGGATATATTTTTTGTCATCTAAGGAAGTTGACGTATTTTTACTAAAATGGAAATGATAATAAATGAAAGTAAAGATACCAAGTAAATTTAAATTTAAAGACACTGTGTTACACGAGGTTGCACAACCTTTTGACTTTACTAAACCCGAAAAGAATTTACATCTAGCACAAAGAATGGTAGAGTTTATGAAAAAGTCTAATGGCATTGGGCTTGCGGCTCCGCAACTTGGTATATCAGCTAGAGTGTTTGTTATGCAAACTGACTTTATTACAGGAGGATTACCTATGCAATGCTTTAATCCTCGTATTGTTAGCCACAGTGAACAGTTGATTCAAATTGAGGAAGGGTGTTTAAGTTTTCCTGGTGAGTCAATGAATATAAAACGTCCAGCACAGATAGAGGTAGAATATCATAATCACAAAGGTGAGTTAATCAAAGCAATACTTTGGGGGATAAAATCTATCTGCTTTCAACATGAACTTGATCACCTAGATGGTATAGTTATGCACAATCGTTTTGAAGAGCAAAATGAAAAAGTATCCAGTTAAAGTGAGATGGAAACAGGGAGACACTCTACGCCAATGGAATGAAGAAATGGCCTGGGTTACTGAACAGTTTGGACTACCTGGAAAGAATTGGCATTCTCATATAAATCATCAAGCTATAACTATATTCTTTAATAACGAACGTGATGCTGTTGCGGCCAGTTTAAAATTAGGTGGTTACTTGTGGAATGAATAACCCATTTGACTACATAACAGAGTTTGAAGAAGCACTAGCACAATACACAGGCGCTAGGTACTCTGTAATGACTGATTGTTGTACACACGCACTTGAACTATCTTTCTTAGCAACGGGCTTTAAAAAGACAGAGTTTACTCCTTACACTTATATTTCAATACCAATGATGTTACATAAGATTGGTGTTGACTTTAAGTATAACAACGACGAACAGTGGTTAGGTGAATACTATTTTTGGCATACTAACATCTGGGATTCAGCAAGAAAGCTAACAGAAGGAATGTATAAACCAGGACAGATACAGTGTCTAAGTTTTGGACATGGTAAGCCCTTGACATTAGGACGTGGTGGTGCTATCTTGTTAGATGATTATGAATTGTATAAGAAGCTTAAACTGATGTGCTATGATGGTAGAGACTTATCTGTGTCACCTTGGGACAAACAGGAACAGTTTGAACTAGGTTATCACTATAAACCCGTACCAGAAGAAGCTCTAAAAGCATTAGAGCTATTAGGTAGTCATGATCAAATGCCTAAATACAAACAGTATCCTAACTTAAAAAATATTAAAATTAATACTCAATGAGTATTAAAGTTCCTTTAGAACCCACAATGTGGGAAAATGTTAAACATCATTTCATGACACATAAAGAAGAATGGGCTATGGAATCTGAAGACTTAGGTAAAGAAATATCTTTTTGGTTAGCACAAACACACAACTGTTCAATTCGAGGTCGAAAACATTTATATTTTGTATTTGAAAATGAATACTATGCAGAAGTATTCTTATTAAAATTTAGTGCAAAAAATAACTATTGACATTTAATTCAAAAACTCATATAATACTTGTATGACTACAACTACTACAACATCAAACACAAAAGACATAGAAGATAAATTTGCAGATATCTTAGGTCCTACAGACAAAGATATTGATAGAGAAGCGAGAGAACGTTTAGTTACTGCTAGAATTGGCTTACTTCTTAAACAACCTTTCTTTGGCAACCTGGCAACAAGACTAACACTTACTAATGCTGATGAATGGTGTCCTACTGCGGCAACAGACGGTCGTAAGTTTTACTACAATTCACGCTTTATCATGATGTTGTCAGGAGAGAAAGAATGTGAGTTTTTGTTTGGCCACGAAGTTCTTCATTGTGTATATGAGCATATTGGTCGTAGAGTTGACAACGATCATCAAGCTCAACTTTCAAACGTTGCCGCTGACTATTGTGTTAATGGTGATCTAGTACAACACAAAGTGGGCGAGATGATTACTACTGTTCCATGCTTACACGATACAAAATATTATGGTTGGAACTACGAACGTGTGTATGATGATTTATATGAGAATGCTGAAAAGGTTGATATACAAGATCTAGTTGACCAGTTATTAGATGAGCATTTAGAAAATGAGGAATCAACTACTTCTGAAGGTAGCGGCGACGACGAAGGTAAAGGTAAAGATAAGAAAAAAGAAGAAGGTCAAGGCAAAGGTCGTCCTAAACTATCTAAACAAGAGCTACAAGACATCAAAGACGAACTCAAAGAAGCAATAGTAAGTGCCGCTAAACAAACAGGTGCTGATAATCTTCCAGGTGGTGTTAAAAGAATAATACAGGAAATTACAGAGCCTAAGATGAACTGGAGAGAACTGTTAAGACAACAACTTGAAAGTACACAGAAAAGTGATTATACATTTGCTCGCCCAAGTAGAAGAGGTTGGCACATGGATGCTATACTTCCAGGTACAGATCATGAAGAAATGATTGATATTGCTATTGGTATTGATGCATCAGGTTCAATGAGTGATAAAATGCTAAGTGATTTTAAAGGTGAAATTAAAGGTATCACTGAAGAATTTAACAATTACAGAATACATATGTTCTCATTTGATACAGAAGTTCATAATCCTCAAGAGTTTACCAGTGAGAACTTAGATGATATCACTGAGTATGAAATAGAAGGTGGGGGCGGAACAGATTTTGATTGTATGTTCAACTATCTTAAGGACAATGATATTTTACCAAAAAGATTGGTAGTGTTTACAGATGGTTATCCTTGGGGGACCTGGGGTGACGCTAACTATTGCGAAACTGTATGGGTTATACATAGCAATGATAATCCTAACCCACCGTTTGGCCAATGGGCATTGTACGAAGAAAACAAATAAAAATTTACCCCCAATGGTATAACACCGTTAAATATAAGTAGAAACACACTATTCGAATAGGAGTATTACATGGTTAAAGATATTAAAGAAAAGAAAGAAGAAGTAAAAGAAGAAGTAAAAGAAGAAGAACAGCAACCTGGACCACAATTAACAGTACAAGATTTAGCTTTGCTACGTAGTTGTATTGAATTAGGTTCACAAAGAGGTGCATGGCGTGCCGGTGAGTTAACACAAGTTGGTGCCATATATGAAAAGTTATCATCCTTTTTACAGTCACTTCTACCACCAAAAGATGCAGAAGAAAAAGAAACAGACACTGCTGATAAAGGAGAAACAAAAAATGATTAAACATGTTGGAAGACATAATGAACGTAAGATTATTATCGTTTATAGAGAAGTTCCTGCAGAACCACACATGGCATTAGTTGTATATTCAGATGTACTGCCAGGCGGTGTTCATGATCCAGTAATGAAAGTGTTAGAAACTGAAGGACAACAAGAACAATCACTAAGTGATGCTTTCCATAAAGCAACTTTACCAGACGGTAGAAATATGCTAGGTGCATTACACCAAGAGGGATGGCTTAAAAAAGTTCAAACTAATCAAATTGCTGTTATT